CCTTTAACTATCTGATCGCCTTCAACTCTCTGATAGCCTTTAACTATCTGATCGCCTTTAACTATCTGATCGCCTTTAACTATCTGATCGCCTTTAACAAAAAGGTTTTTACAATAAATATTACCTGTAATTATTAATTCATCCGATTCCAAATAAATATTATCATTTGGATAAATTATATTTTCTCCACGTTTAGGATTAATGATTTTATAGTTTACTCCAAAAATTTCTAATGCTTTATCTGTCATACTTTTTCCTTATTTGTTTTTTTTAAAATTAAATAATTCATCATCAACTTTATAAACAACTGTTCTATCTTCAGAAAATTCACCTTTTTTACCAAATTCTACCAACCCTTTTTCAATGAGTGATTGAACCGTTCTTGGTTGGAAATCTCTATTTGATGTATCACTTGCCCAATAGAATTTATTCAAGTTTGTTTCAGATTGCCCAAAAAATAACGGGCAAGCATCAAGGGCTTCTTTTTGAACTTTTGATAATTTCATTTAAAAATGCTTTTCACACCATTCCCAATTTTCTTTATTAAATTGATCAAGTGGCATAGTTACAATTGTGCATCCAATGGAAACAAATTCTCCATATTCACGCTTTTCTTTTAATGTAGGATTTTCATTTGGCTTTCCGGCTAGTTTGTATTTTTTACCTTCACAAGGACACTTAAAAATTCTTACCGGTTGTTCCATTTATAATTTACGCTATTCATTATTATTTAATAACAGATGATAAATTATAACATAACAAAAAGCAAATTTATTAGTAATATTTATTATTTCAATAATATCACGAAACTAATAGATGTTATTTAATGGCAAATCTTCCAAAACACCATTATCAACGGTGGTGTAATTTCTGAAATACACTTACCTATATTTAATACCTATTATTATGTAATTATATAATATATATTATGTTATATAATAATAATAATGTTTCTAAAGGGGTAAGTATCATATGCGCGCGTGCGCGTGATTAAAATAAATTCTTATATCATTTCCAAATTTTTTATCTTAATACCATGTTTGAAGTAAATGTTGAATCAGCTATTGATAAAATTAGAAAGGAATCATCCCTTTCTTCCCATGATGTGAAAAAAGCCACTTATAGGGCTATTAACAGATCTCTAACCAAAGGCCGTACTGAAACATCAAAATCAATTCGCAATGTCTATGTGGTAAAATCCCGTGATATTAAGAAAAACATGAAGCTATCAAGAGCTTCAATAACATATCCTACCGGCTCTATATCAGCAAGCACCCACCGTATGCCACTATCCATGTTCAAACCCTCACAAAGACGTGATGGGGTTTCTGTCCGGATAAAGAAAAAGAGACAAGTAATTAAGCGTTCCTTCTTAGCATCAACATCAAATAATTTTACCGGTGTTTTCATGCGTGGACGCTATGATGGACGTGGTGGTTTCAATACCTCACCATCAAGGCTTCCTATTACATCATTGGTAACATCTTCTATGTACACTATTATGAAGCAAGAAAAGGTTATACGCAAAGTGGGTAAGTTCCTTGGTGATTATTTCCCTGAAAGAATGCTAAGTGAAGTGCGTTATATATCTTCAAGAAGATAATTCAATCTTGGAACCTGAAATAAAAAAGGTACTTCCTACGAAATGGAACATGCGGGTGCGCCCGATACCAAAAACTGCCTAGTTATAGGGCAAAATTAGAGTTAGCACTTTTGATTACTTTTCAAGAATTAAACTTTCAATATATTTTGAATGGATTTTTAAAATTGGAAAGGTTTGCATTCTAAGTTTGCAATCAAATTTTGGCTTCTTATATTTGAAAAAAAATCACACCATGAAATTCATAGCAGATAAGATTCAATTGATAAATCCACAAAAGGTTAAATTGGATCCTGAAAATTCGCGAATACATACAGATCAACAGATTCTTGAAATTGCAAATTCTATAAAAACATTTGGATTTTTGAATCCAATATTATTAGATAAAAATGATAAACTAATTGCCGGTGAAGGAAGAACAGATGCGGCGCTTTTATTAGGATTAGATGAAATACCATTTATTAGAATTGATCATCTTTCCGAAAGACAAAGAAAAGCATTGGCAATTGCAGATAACAAGATTGCATTGAATGCAGGTTGGGATTTTGAACAACTATCTGAAACAATATCAAGTTTGGTTGATATGGAATTTGATGTTGATGTGTTAGGATTTGATGAACAAGAAATTGATTCTATTTTGAAAGATGCACCATCCATACTTGGCAATGAATCAGAAATTGAAGTTAGAAGCCATAAAAGAACAAGTAACCAAAAAAGCAATTCAGAAAAAAAAGGATCAATAACTTGCACATGTCCTGAATGTGGACATACTTGGAAACAATAAATGGCTAAAGAAAAAGTGATTTCAATAAGGGAATATGCCCGAAGAAGGGAATGTTCTGATGTTGCCGTTCATAAAGCATATAAAGAAGGGCATTTACCAGATAGTGTTTTTGCCTGGAATGAAAAAAAAACAAGGAAGAAAGGAATCTATCCAAAAAAAGCAGATGAAGCATGGGCAAAAACTATTGATGTTTCAAAAGCAAAAAATGAAAAGCTTACTGAAAATATATTAAATGCAGCTTCTGGAAAAGGTGAAGAAATAGAAGTTCCCAAAGATGGTAAAGGACCGTCAAGGGCTGATGCACAAAGAATAGAATCTATTTTTAAAGCAAAACTAACTGAACTAAAATATAAACGGGAAGTTGGTGATTTAGTCGAACGCAAAAAAGTATATGATGGGCTTTACGCTGCGGGGCAAGAAATAAGGGATTCAATGCTTTCAATTCCAGATAGAATAATTGATGAAGTTCTTGCCGCAAAAAACAGAAATGAAGCACATGAAGTTTTAAGAAAAGCAATTCATTCTGAATTGGAAAGACTTTCAAATATAGAATCAAGGAAATTTGGGTAATGTCAATAAAAGGTTTTTTAGATGGATTATTACCAGAACCAATATTAACGGTTTCAGAATGGAGTGATTCACATAGATATTTAGATTCAAGGGCAGCATCCGAACCGGGGAAATGGAGAACTTCAAGAACACCATATTTGGAAGAAATTATGGATTGCCTTTCTTCCCATAATTCATTGCAAGAAGTCGTTGTTATGAAAGGCGCACAAATTGGAATGACAGAAGCCGGTTTAAATTGGGTTGGTTACATTATGGATAATGCGCCGGCGCCGTTCTTGATGGTTATGCCAACAGAAGGCACAGCAAAAAGGAATTCCAAGACCAGGTTGGATCCTATGATTGAAGCAACCCCAAGATTGAAAGATAAAGTTTCTACAAAAAAAACAAGAGACAAATCAAATACATTGCTTTCAAAAGAATTTCCTGGTGGAGTGCTGCACTTAGCCGGTGCAAATTCAGCCCAAGGATTGCGTTCAATGCCAATCCGTTATTTGTTCTTAGATGAAGTTGATAGTTATCCTTTGGATTTAGAAGATGAAGGATCCCCAATAGAATTAGCTGTTGCAAGAACAAGAACATTTGCCAAAAGAAAAATATTTAAAATAAGCACCCCAACAATTGAAGGGATTTCAGTAATTGAATCAGAATTTGAATTAACAGATCAAAGATATTTTCATGTTCCTTGCCCTGAATGTGAACACTATCAACCAATAGTTTGGAAAGATAAAAGCGGTTATAGAATAGTTTGGGAAAAAAATGATCCAAAAACCGCAAAATTCTTGTGCAAAGAATGTGGTTGTTTGATTGAAGAAAGGCATAAAACCTGGATGTTATCAAAAGGAAAATGGGTTGCACACAACGAAAATAATTCTTCTGATGAAAAAGTTGGATATCATATTAGTTCATTATACAGTCCATATGGTTGGTATTCTTGGGCCGACGCGGTACAAGATTTTATTGATGCAGGAAAAGATCAAAACAAACTAAAAGTGTTTGTTAATACGGTCCTTGGTGAAACATGGAAAGAAGAAGGTGAAGTTCCTGAATGGCAAGTTCTATATGCAAGGCGTGAAAATTACAAGTTAAATAAACCAAGAAAAGAAGTTTCATTTATTACAGCCGGTGTAGATGTCCAAAAAGACAGAATAGAATTGGAAATTGTTGGTTGGATAAAAGGAAAAAGGACACAATCAATAGATTATCGAACTATTCCCGGAGATACGGCGCAAAAAGATGTTTGGGATAATTTAGCAAAAGTTGTTAATGAAACATGGACAACAGAAGATGGAAGGGTTTTATCTATAAAAATGATGGCGGTTGATACCGGATATAATACAACACATGCTTATGATTTTTGCCGTCGATTTCCACAAACTAAAGTTGTTCCAATAAAAGGAAATGACAGAATAGGAATAGTTTTAGGACACCCAACAGCCGTTGATAAAACAAGTTCAGGAAAAAGAAGCAAGAAAATAATGCTTTGGAATATTGGGGTAGGAATTATTAAGGCTGAATTGTATGGTTGGTTGAGATCTCACCAAAATAGTGATGATACTTTTCCAGATGGATATTGTCATTATCCTGAATATGATAGGCACTATTTCAAAGGATTGACGGCTGAAAAGTTAATTAAGAAAAAGGATCCAAAAGGATTTATTAAATATGAATGGATAAAAGAATTTGAAAGAAATGAACCATTAGATTGCAGGGTTTATGCCCGTGCAGCATCTGCAATTATTGGTATGGATAGATTTGAAGATAAACATTGGGATGCTATTCATGGAGAAACTATTTCAAATAAAAAGAAGCCCAAAAAGAAAAAAACAAATTCTGATTCAATTTGGTAGCTAAATTTTAGAAAGCCATTGTTCATAAACTTGGTGTGCAACCATTGCCATCATAACCGGTGGAACACTCATTCCGACTATGTACCCCCAATCATTGTAAATGAATTCATAATCTAAAGGAAAGGAACCAATTTTTAGAAATTCATTTTTACTTAATCTAATTGGTTTTGAAAAAAGCAATGAACCAAATTCACCTTTAGAAGTTAGTGTTCTACAAACTTTATCATCATATACATAAAATGTATTCATATCAGAAATATGCATATCAGCATGTTTCTTGCTTTGAGCAATATTTATATCACCAAACTTTCTAAAAGCCCAAGCCTTCATTGCATAGTCGCTTATATCCCTTCCTTGATAATCACCAAACTTTTTAAAAGGAATTTTCTTTTCATTGAAATCCAAATTGATTTCAGGTACTTTATCAAACAAATCTTTTTGAACTAAAAAGGGTGATGCCAGATCTTTTCTAAGACATATGAAAAATACACGCTCTCTTATTTGTGGAACACCCATTTTTGAAGAATCAAGTAAGAAGTGTTGGCAATAATAACCAGCTTCATCAAATTGTTTATAAATTTCCCTTACATATTTGATGGCAGATCCAAATGTTATTCCTTTGACATTTTCGGCAATAACAACTTTTGGTTGCAATTCCTTTGCTAAGTCAATGAAATCAAAAAATAAAGTATCTAATACTTGTTCTGTTTGTCCTTCCCTGAAATGTTTTTCCTTTCCCCAGTCTTTTTCCCTGTTTCCAGCCATTGAAAAACTTGAACAAGGTGGTGAACCATCTAAAATATCTAATTCATAAAATTCTTTAGGAAAATCTTTTCTATTCTTAAATTCTTGAATTGGTTCTAAGAAAGAATATTTAGGGTTATGATTTTTTATATATGAATCCATCATTTTGGAATCAATTTCATTACATCCTAAAACATCAAATCCGGCAAGCTTATAACCCATTGTGGAACCACCACCACAAGCAAATGTGGAAAAAACGGTTCCTTTATCTTTCGTAAACTTAGTTTCTTTTAAATTCCAATCGTAATTGAATTGCATAGATTTTATATTTAGTTATTGTGAAACGACTTCATGCACCATGAAAATTTGAAGTATCATTTCACCACGTTTATCTGAATCCATGTTAAAAAGCCAATTATTTGCTTTAGCGGATTCAATGAAATCTCCTATATCACCAAATGTATGTCCAATAGAGCATTGTTCATAAAAAGTTTCAACTTGTGCAAATGTTAAGTGATTAATTGTATATAATTTCATTTTAATTAATTTTAGTTATTGAATAATTTTTTTGGGATTCTTTAAAACCCTTGTTTAGATGATTCAATCTAATAGTTTTTATTGATGCAAAATCAGATAGCATTTTTGATTCAACATCTTTGATTAGTGATTTTGAATGATTGCATTCATATAAAGAAAAAAGTTCTTTAATAATAGTTGCAAGAAAATATCTATCTAAAGAATAATTGAAGTTTTCAAATTCAATAACAATGTGGAAAAATTTTTGTGTTTTCATAATTTATATTTGTGGATTAAAAATAAGGCACCTAATTAGTGCCTATCTTAAATTAAACAATATCAGTTGGACGAAATAACCAAGCCTTGAAAGAAATCCATTCACCATTTCCATCTTTTCTTAATTTGATTCTTTTGTTTCCAAAGCTTGTTGAAGCAACCACGGGTTTTTCTGTTTTAGAAAGGATTGTAATTTTTGCATCACCATAATATCCCGTTCCTTCATAAGTTTTGTTGATTTCAAAAGTTGCTGAATTAATCATTTTCAAAGGGTGTTTGTTATTGGCTTATTGCCTTACATCAATATACGAACATTTTGGATTAATCCAAAACTTTTTTGGATTAATTAGAATAATTAATTGTTTTCTTAATCAAGGGTTTTACTTATCATTAAAAATGGCATGGACACAAGAAGAATTGCAAAAATTAGAAGCGGCAATTGCACAAGGGGCAAGGGTGGTTAAGTATGCCGATAAAGAAGTGGAATATAGAAGCTTGAAAGAAATGCTTCAAATAAGGGATGAAATAAAAAAGGAATTAGGGTTAATTTCATCATCTAATCTTAGAAAAGTTGGAATATTTGATAAAGGCTTATGAGTTTTTTAGATAAAGCATTAGAAATTTTTAGCCCATCAACTGCTTATCGCAGATTGCAATATAAAAAAGCCATTGAAATTTTAGATTCAACCGGCATAAGAAAATATGAAGGCGCTTCCAGGGGGAAAAGAGTAAAAAATTGGAATGCGTCAAATGGTTCTGCTAATACAGAAACAGCATTTGATTTAAGGTTGTTACGAAATAGATCAAGGGATTTAGTTAGAAATAATAATTATGCTAAAAAAGCCATTGAAGTAATTCAAAATAATGGCGTTGGATCTGGAATTGTTCTTTCATTAGATGGCTCAAAAGCAACCGAAAAAAAACTAATGGAAGAATGGCGTTTATGGGCAGAAAAAACAGAATGTGATTTTGATGGAAACCACAATTTATATGGCTTACAATCCTTAGCCTTTCGTGCGGTTGCAGAATCTGGTGAAGTAATTATTAGAAAAAGAAGGAAATCAAAAGGGTTTCCAATACAAATACAAGTTTGTGAAGCTGAATTCTTAGATTCATCAAAAACACAAAGGAGTGTTAAAAATGATGGGCATATAATAATTCAAGGGGTTCAATTTGATGAAAATGGCAGAAAAATTGGTTATTGGTTATATGATCAACATCCAAATGACACCTTCCAATCCAGTTCAAAATTTGTGCCAATAGAAGATGCTTTGCACATCTTCCGTATTGATCGCCCTGGTCAAGTTCGTGGAGTTCCTTGGGGTTCATCTACATTCATAAAATTAAGGGATTTTGATGAATATGAAGATGCACAATTAGTGCGGCAAAAAATTGCAGCTTGTTTTTCTATTTTTGTTCAAGATTCTTCCCATGCAGAAGCATTAGGTGTAACAGATCCCGCCGAAGAACTAGGTGAACGTGTAGAACCAGGGTTAATTCAACACGTTCCAACAGGTAAGCAAATTGTTTTTGGAGACCCACCAACGGTTCAGGGGTATGGAGAATATACAACAAAAACATTGCAATCCGTTGCTGCGGGATTTGGTGTTACTTATGAACAATTAACAAATGATTTGTCGGGTGTAAATTTTTCATCTGGAAGAATGGGTTGGTTAGAATTTTATAGAAATGTTGTTCATTGGCAAAAAAATTTATTGATTCCATCATTTTGTAACCCTATTTATGATTGGTTTTTGCAAGGTGTTAATATGATGGGTGTTAAGTATTCTAAGCACACACATTCATGGACACCGCCAAGGCGTGAAATGATTGATCCCGTTAAGGAAACGAAAGCAATGGTTTTAGCAATTAGAAACGGATTAATGAGCTATTCAGAAGCCGTAAGACAATTTGGCGCTGATCCGGATCTATTATTGGAAGAAATTAAAAAGTACCAAGATAAATTTGATGAAATGGAAATCATCCTTGATTGCGATCCAAGGCATTCAAAAGCCCAAGGTGATTTGAATGATAAAGAAAAATCAGAAAGTCAAGAATAAATTTTGTTTGCAATTATGAAATTGCATAATATTAGAATATGAAAAAGAATTCAATTTACCCTTTTAATGAATTTGGAAACAGAAATGAAGAAGTAGCCACGGCAAAGCTTCCACCTGGTATATCTGTTGGTGCAATTAGAAGTAATTCTTTTGACGAAAAAGAAAATTCAATTCAAGTTGAATGGAGCCGGGGCGCAAGGGCATTAATCCAAACTTGGGAAGGGTTGGCATGGGAAGAATTAGACATGTCAAAATCTGCTATTGATATGAGGCGTTTACAAAGTGGTAAAGCGCCGGTTTTAGATAATCATAGTCGATATGGAAAAACACAAGATTCAGTTGTTGGAAGGGTTCAAGCTGCAAAAGTATCAAAAGGAATTGGAACCGCAACACTTGTATTATCAAAAAGAGATTCATTAAAAGAATTCGTTGAAGATGTAAAAGATGGCATTATTTGCAATGTTTCAGTTGGATATAAAAGAATTGATGTTCGACAAATGGCAGATGATGAAGAAACTGGCTATCCTGTTTATAGAGTAGTTAAATGGGAACCACACGAAATATCATTTACACCGGTTGGTGCAGATAGGGATTCTGGTACCAGAACGGATGAAGAAAATTTTATTGAAACAGAATTTACCAAAAAAACAAAACATAAGAATAAAATGAAGCTGACATCAGAAGAAAGACGCCGATTAGGAACATTGCTTGCACAACGCAACCTTTCAAGTGAAGAAACAACAGAACTGGAAGGATTAAGAGCAAAAGCAAATGAAGAAGGCATTGATTTAGATGCATTACGTTCTGAATTTGCAACTGAACCAAAGAAAACTGTTGAACCAGATGGCAAACGCAATGAAGGTGTTTCCAAAGAAGATGCAGAAAAGATTGGTTTGGAAGCCGTCCGGAAAGAAAAAGAACGTGTGAAAGAAATTGAACTTGCCGTTCGATCTGCTGGATTAAAAGAAGATTTTGCCAAGAAATTAACAGATGATGTGAATATGTCTGTTGATAATGCAAGGGCAAAAATCTTGGAAGAATTTGCAAAACAGGATCCAAATGCAGGATCAAGAAGCGTTGTTATAGTTGGCACGGATGAAGCTTCTAAAACAAGGGGTAAAATGATGGATGCGCTTGCCATGCGTTCAAACCCTGGTATTGTTTTGGATCCAAAAGATGATGCTAAAAATTCAGAGCGTGTTGAAGGTGCAAGAGCTTTCAGGCATTATACGTTGCTTGATATGGCAAAAGAAGCATTGGAACAAACGGGTTTAGATATTCGCGGACTTGCTCCAATGGAAATTGCAAAACGTGCTATAACATCAAGCACGGCAGATTTTCCGATACTATTGGAAGGTACTATTAGACGTGTATTATTGGCGAATTACAATATTGCGGCTGATACGTGGAAAAGGTTTTGTTATGTTGGTTCACTTTCAGATTTTAGAACGGCTGAAAGAATTAGAATGGGTTCTTTTTCACGACTTGATAAAGTTGGAGAAAATGGAGAGTTCAAGAACAAGAAAATCAGCGATGGTGAAAAAGAAACTATCAAGGCTGAAACTTATGGTAACACCATAAATCTTTCACGTCAAGCAATCATTAATGATGATTTGGATGCATTTAGCCGGTTGCCACAAATGCTTGGAAGAGCCGCCGCCCGATCTGTTGAAATTGATGTATATGCACTATTAGCATTGAATGGTGGGTTAGGTCCTAACCTTGTTGATGGAAATACATTATTCCATGCAAGTCATAATAATATCGGTTCTGCCGCGGCTTTAACTGTTGAAAGTATTGATGCCGACAGGGTATTAATGGCAACGCAAAAAGATCCAGATTCAAATGATTTCTTGGATTTACGCCCATCAATACTTGTTCTTCCTATTGGATTGGGCGGTACTGCAAGGGTGCTAAATGATTCTAAATATGATCCTGATGCAACAAACAAGTTGCAAAAACCAAACAAGGTTAATGGTTTATATAATGATATTGTTGACACCCCAAGAATTGCGGGAACAAGAAGATATTCTTTTGCAGATCCTAATGTTGAACCGGTGATTGAAGTTGCTTTCTTGAATGGAGAGCAAGAACCATTCATGGACATGGAAGAAGGGTTTGTTGTGGATGGAATTACATGGAAAGTAAGACATGATTACGGTGTTGGCGGTATTGGATTCCGTGGCGCGGTAACAAATGCCGGTGCTTAATTCCTAAGTTTTTAATCTTAACTTTTTAACA